ATCTACATAAATATTTGACAAGTCACCACCACCGATTGCACCCCAAGAAGTTGTATATCCTTCAAATTCATTTGTTGTTGAATTATATCGGAACATTCCAGCACTTGGTGATCCTGGTCTTTGTGCGGTTGTCCCCGAAGGTACGCCAACACTTTCAGTTCCTTCAAGTTGAACATTGTCAACGATCATTGCCGCGGTGATTTCATTGTTTGAAACAACGTCAGACGTTCCAAGGCTTACCGCACCGGTTTGTGAATTTACACTTGTCACAAGATTTGTGTCGTCTAATAATGAAGACAAATCAAGCGTAAATGTTGAAGCATCGTCACGCGTAAACGTTACAATTCCCGACCCGTTTATTGTTCCACTTGCGATTGCTCGTGAATCTTCGTCAAGGTAAGTTGACAAATCAACGGTGCTTGTTGTTCCGTCTGCTCGTGTTAATGTGAGAATGTCGGATGCAATTGATAAACTTTGTCCCGAATATAATTCGGTCGTGTTGTCATTGACCTTGTCGAATGCGGTTCTTAACGGATCCCCAGTCCCGTCATTCGCAGTTGTCCCTATGTTAATTGTTTGTTTTGCCATCTTTTATCTTTTATAAGCAAGTTGGTTTTGAATCTATATTTATTGTAAATTGATTAGAACTGTCTCCCCACCAAGATGAGCAGTAAATGTTTCCCCAATTTATTGTATTTGCCATTACTCTTGTGTTCTATCTGCTGTATAAATAGTATTATCTGCTGTATAGGCTGTATCATCTGCACTTAATATTAAAGTGCCTGCCCAGCAAGCAGGAGCAGAAAAAGAAGGTATTGAATACAAAGTATTAGCTGAATTACCAAACCAAGTATTACAATATATTTTTCCCCAACTTATACTATTTGCCATATTTAATACAATTACTTTTTTTGGTTTTTGTTATATAAGCTAAGTATTGTTTTAACTTATTTACGTTTTCCTGTTTTGGTTTATATCTTACAGAACCCATCCACTAAAATTTGCGTTTTTATCTGGATATACATCGTCATTACTATTCGTGTAATATTCAGGAAACTTACTACTTGCTTCAAAGCTCATATAATTAATAAACCTATCTGTATAGTATTGTGCTATATTCCTTTCTTTTTGTATTAAAAAGTCTACTTCGTTTTTTTCTACGTTTGCGGCATTTTCTGAACTATGTTTAAAAACGCCCTTATTAGCGATTGTATATGCCGCGAAGGGTAAATACTCTACTAATGCCCAATGTATCAGCATCGGCTTTATATAGTCGTTTACAAGGTTTAAATAATCACCTGCTAAACTACTTGCTTCTATATCAGCTTGAATTTTGTTATATAAGTCAGTACCTAAGTAATTTTGTATATGTATATCTTGAGCGATCTTAATATATTGTAAATACTTGTCTGTATCTACATTCCCATTAACAGAACTAAACTTTACTAAATCTTTTCTTGTTATAAATAATGCGTCTGCCATTTTATCTTGGGTTTAAAAATCCTTTATTAGGCATATCAACAGGGCGTTTAGCTACCTTTGGGTCATTAACTTCAGGGCTAAAGCCTTCTCTTTTTGCCTCGTTTACACTTATTTCAGCATTAGGGTTAGTAGCATCTGGCTTAACATCTTTTGCAGCATAGGTTTTACGCATCCAAAAATGATGACAACTTCCGCCACCTTTATATAACCAGATATCGTATGTATCGGCACCTCTTGGACCCCAGCCAGCATTAACTGCCATTTGGCTCATTTGCATTATATCTTCTTTACGATATATTTTTGCAGCATTAACCATTTTTTTACAAAACTCCCTGCTGTTGTCTTTGGTTCTTAATGGTGCATACTGGTAACGAACTTTAAACTTCATATCGTCAGCCTCGCCATCTTGCTCGCTACCTGCATTTGGTCTAGCACTACCTGTACTAGCTAACCCAATCATTTTATCTAAAGCTTCTTCCTGTTCGTAATCTACTTGTCTTTCGTCAACTAAATCCCAGTTTTCTAAATCTTCTTCTTCACCAAACTCTTCTAACAAATCAAACATTTTATCATCAGGAAAATCAGCTGAAAGTTTAACACCTGTTTCTTCTTCGCGTGCTTCGTCTGTTATAGCGTTGTTTGTTTCTATAAACGCTAAAGGCTGTAAAGTTTTAAAGTATAGTTTTAGTGATATACCATTTACAGCTAAAATATCGTCTATATGCTCACAAATTAATTCTTGGTAAGGTTTTATAGTAATATTGTCAAAAAGTAAAGCAGCGGTCTTTATTTCATCAGCATTTGAGCCCAGACCGTTGTTTTCTGAACGTATTCCTAAAAGTAAAGGGCTTGTAACTCTGTGAGCAACTATTAATTTATTAGAACATTCTCTTGAAAGATATTCGTAGTGCTGAGGTGCATCGTTTAAAGGCATATCGTCAACAGTAGTTTTACTTTCAGCATTACTGTTAAAAGCAATAATTACTTTTTCGCCCCTTGCCCCTGTAAGTTTACGCATAACGTCAGACTTAATCTGCATTTGCTTTTCTCTGTCAGGGATACCATTATTAAAGTTGACTACCTTCGTTCCGCTAAAGCCATTTTGTACATCATTAATTAAGTAGTCTGCTATCTCGCTTTCAAGTTCAGCATACGCTAGACCACCTTGATAATCTACAGGGCAATAATAATCATACCCTGAAACGTATTTTTTTACAATTTTAATTTCAGGTTCGTTACCGTTGCCAAAGCCAAAAGCTGCTATTCTTTTAGGTTTGTCGCTACGTTTTACCTCTTTCCAATTATTGTGATAGTAATAAGCTTCAATTTCTCCATCATCATTACACTTTTCAGCCCGTAAGGTTTGTCTTGGGAAATGTTCAGCTCTTACTACTTGACCTTTTTTGTAAAGCACTTGAAAAGCGCCTTCACCTAATAATTTTAGGTCTAGTGTTACTTTGCGTAAGCAACTATCGTGAAAGATAGATCGCATTGAAGCATACTCGTCAGGTTTTGAACTATTATCCAAAGCATCTAGACCTTTACCGTAAATCATATTAGTAATACCATTTATAATAGCATTGTTAGTTGTGGATTCGGTATAAAGGTCTATTAGGTAAGAATAATAGTCGTTATCTTCTCCGTACTCAACCCAATCACGGTTTTTGTCCTCACTTATTTTAGGTCTATTGTAAGAAGCTAGGTTAACTATGTGTAAATTATCCATTAGAATGTAATAAATTCGTTATCTGTATCATTAGCAATAAAAGCACCGCTATTTATAGTATAATCTGTTAAGTCAGCTTGATTTGTACAAAAGATTTTATCTCTGTGTATTACCTCATCACTTTCTTTAATAGTTAGTGTGTAGGTTTCATCTTGCTTTAAATCAAACACCGCAGTATAAGTATTATAATATAACTGTTCTGCTATTGCAGTTGTATCTACATTGTGTACCTCTGTATTTGTGGTTTCGTTTATAACAGTTACGTTATAAGTGTTACCGCTTGTAAATTTACGAGGAATCAAATTAATAGTTTGCTCGCTTGCGCTTTCTTCTAATACAATCATACTTATACAATAAAAAAAGTTGCAATTTGTTATTTCTGTAAAACAAAAAAGGGCAGCATATAGCCACCCTTCTCAAATCAAATGAAACCCAGTTTATGAGTTAGTACCTTCTGTAATTGTTTCAGTAGCTGAAGCCAATCCAGCGAAAGGATTAGTTGCAGTTGCACCTGACACAAAGTTAGCAGGTTTTAGTTCGCTTGCAGATAGTGTAAGTGTATATCCACTAAGGTCACCCATAGCTGCACCAGTAGTTATACTCCCGCCAGTAACTTCTGCTCCGTGTTCAAGACCCATAATAAATACATTTCCATTATAATCTTCAACAGCAACGTGAGGTCTTCCAAAGGCTAAGAGTTTTAATTCTTTGTTGTCCTCTTTGCTTAACTTTTTAAGTGTAAGGTTAAGGGTTTGCTCAAAGAAAGTAGTACCGTTTTCACGGCTTGAAGTAATAGCTTGCTCAAAGCTACTATTTCCTTTTAATTCGTATTTATAAGCAGTAAAAGTACCATCCATATCAGTAATCTCGTCATCTGTTTGTGTTACTGTTCCGTAATCACCAAAGTCGGTGAAGAAAACAGCTTTCAGTCCGCCGACTACATCCTTGCAGGGTTCTTTTCTACCTTTCGTTAAATCACAAGCCATATTATTTATATTAAAAAAGGGTGAGCAGGACTAACCTTACCCACCCTCTTTAGTTAGTTATTTATTTTCTTAGTTAGCAGAGTTAGTGATACCGTAAGTTACGATGTCATCAACAATACCATACTGTACACCAGCTGTAAATCTCATTACGACTCTTACATTTTGAGAACCGTCAATGTCAGCCATATCAATAACTTTTACTTCATTGTGATCAGAAAGTAATCCTGTTCCGAAGTATAGGTTAGATTTTTCAGCAGCCATAGCTACGTTGTTTGCAAGACCGTTAGCAACAAAGATCTTAACTCCGTCAAAAGTTAAAGAACCATTGTTCCACCATTGTGTACCCATAGCGTTAGTACCCGCAGCGCCTAGTCCAGAAGAACCAAATCCTCCTAAAGCACGAACGTAAGCTCTAGCAATATTCTGAGAAACGTAGATATTTAAATCTTCACTTCCGTAGAGTGTAGAAGGAATAGCATCTACAATTTTACCTAATTCGTCAATTACGTTTCCTGCAGTTACTGTAGTACCTGTAACTTCGTTAGCTGCTGGTAAGTTAGCATCAGTAGCAATTAAAGTAGTAAGTCCATCAAATTGTCCGCTTGTAGCAGTTGAACCTTCCCAGATAGACTGCTCAGTTCTTTGTGCTACTTTAGCAGCAACGTGAGAAATTAAAAAGTCAGCAAAAGATGAAGGGAGTGTATCGTGAGCTGAATAACCCATTGAGATAGCTTCCCAGTCATCTTGAAAATCAGACTTACAAAGTTGTAAGTTTACTTGCTGATATTCTGGCTGAAGTACTCTTTCGTCAAGTGTTAAAGTACTTGTAGCTGTAAAGTCGCAAGAAGCATCTTTTACGATATCGTCAGTAGATACAGTTTTAATGACTTCTTTAAATTTAACATTGGGCTTAACTGTAATCCCTCCGTTTTCAATTGTACTCGCGCTCAATAAACTTGCAGAGATATACTGTCCTGCAAATTCACCTGCATACGAAGTAGTAATACTAGTTGTTGTTGGCATTTTATTTTAATTTATTTGTTATTTTTTAATTTGTGCAATTCTTTGCATTACTTTATCTGCAGTAGTCATAGCTCTACCTTGAGCAAATAAGTTTAGGTTTCTTTTAGTTTCAGCTTCTGGATTGTGAGTTACCTTTTCTACAGGCTCTTCAGCTGATAGTTCAACTGGCTCTTCAACCACTTCTTCTTTAACTTCTTCACTAAGTTCTTCCTTAGCTTCTTCTTCAACAGGTGCTTCTTCAGACATTTCTTCCTTAGGCTCAAGCATTGATTTAATTTCTTCAACCATTTGCTTAACCTCAGCAAGTTCTTCTTTAGTTGCATATCCCATTTCTTCTTTTTCTTCTGCAGCTTCTACTTCTTCAGATGCTTCCGCTTCTTCTTGTTCTGCTGCCCCTATAGATGCAATAATACCTTCCTCTTCTACTTTTAGCATTTCGCCATCTTCAAGAGTGTAATCGCCTACAGGTAGTGCTACCTTTTCATCTTCTGTTACGATAAAAACTTCACTTCCTGCAGCGAAATCTTCACTTTCAATAACAGTTCCGTTTTCCAAAGTAGCTTGCGCTAATTTTACTTCTTGGGTTTCTTCATTTAGTTCCACTCCAAGAACTTCTTTTACTTTGTTTAACATATCTGTCGCTTTCATATAAATTGAATATAATTATACAATAACTTATTAATTACTTTGTTATATTTTTACTCTGTTCCTGTAATGTTACCTATTCCCTGCGCTTGAAAGCTACCGTCACAGCATTTTCTTGAATAAGTTTTACCGTCTTTACACAAACAACCTCTTCGGTCATCTTTTGGGCTAGGGTTTCTATCTTTATCGTCTCTTCTCATTATGTAAAGTCAGCGTTTTGTGTTCGTTGTATAAAATAGATAATATCCCATATCTTTGCACTTCCCCCATTTGCAGTTATTTTCCAATCAGTACCATTTGTTACAAAATCAGCATCTGTATAATATTGGAACATTTGATGAAAGTCGTGATCAACATCATTACCTTTAGGGAAATTAATATCACTTCTTATTCTATCGTATGGTGTACCATTACCACCTTCAAAGTGTAAACTTAAATAAGTTTGATTAGCATTTGCTGCTGAACATCTAAACACTACTGTTATTTGGTAAACATCGTTTTCGTTTATAGCTAACACTTTATTAGTAGTGCCATTATAAAAAGTTATTGATGGGTGGCTTCTGTAAACTGCACCAGCATTATTAGGTAATACAACCTCAACACCGTCTGATAAAGTGAGTTTGTTTGAGGAAGTATATTCTGTATCGTCATATCTTGCCCAACCATTTACAGTTATAACATTCTGAGGATATACTACTACATTACTTCCGTTATGACCCATATAAAGGGCTGAGTCGGTACGCATCATTGCACCGTTTTCAATATTTACGTTACCTACTACGCTTTGGCTTACATCTTCAACGTGGACTCTATACGAAGTATTTTTATCCATTTTCTACGCTTTTTATTTTAGCTTCAGCCCAGCTTTTAGCACTTTTGCCTCCCCACAATAAATAAGATATATAACCGCAATCTGTTTTTTCACCTTTTTCGTAATAAACCTCAGCTCTTGATAAATAGCTAAACATTCTTTTTATAGTTTCTAAACTGACTGGCTTACCTTGCGCTAATTGTTGCGCTCTTACTTTTCCTACTTGAGTTGCACACTTGTTATTGACCGCCTCGTTTAATTTAAGACCCCTTTTAGCGTTGTTTTTAGCTGAGTCAGGGTAATCACTATATGATTCCATTTCTGTTCGCTGACCATCTTTTAAACGCTTGTCTTTTTTTATAATGCCTTTTATTTGGCTTAATAAGTACTCGGCTTCTTCTTCTTCTATTTTTGCTAAGTCGTCTTTTATGGTTTTGTCTTTAGGGCGTTCTGCTTTGTCAGCAAAGTAGCCTTCAATACTAAAGCCTTTTACTTTACCTGTTTTAACGTAATTGTTCCAAATGTCATCATTTAAAACTTTCATAGATACCATCCAAGTTCCAAGCGGCACTTCCATATCGTACATCCTTGTTTTGTCCTTTTCTGTATCTTCTACAATCCAAGACTCAACAACCGACAAACCAGTTAAAGGCATTTGATGTTCTAGTGTGCTTTTATTTTGGTTACCATTTATAAAAAATAACTCGCTTGCTTTTCTTACAGTATCACGACTAAAATAAATGTAATATTCGTTATCCTCGTTTCTACGATAAATAGGCTTGTTAGGTATTAAAGCTGCACCCATTAAGATACGCTTTTCTTTGTCTACCTCAGCAAGTTTAAATTCTTGGCTTTTAAGTGCTATAAAATCTTCTTCTATTGCTGGTGATTCTACCACGCTAATAGCTTCTATTCCAATAGCATCTTCTTCGTCTATAAAAAGTTCTACTATATCCATATTAATACAATAATATTTTTTGTGTTTTGTTACCCAAGTGATGCACTTTTAACTATGTTTCTATCTAGCGCTTGTTGGTTTGTAACTTCATTACTTACTACAAATGCTTTAACAGGTTTTTGTTCTTGCTGTCCTAATACCTGCGCTAGTTGGTTTTCAGGTGCTGACCCTACTACGTTTATAGCTGGGGCTTGCGCTGTTCTGCCTCCTGTTTGTCTTGATACAGCTGGTGCAGCTACTGGCTCGCCTGTACCTTGTATTGCTTTAACATTTGCTAGACCCGCTGCTACTGCTGCCGCAGCTGCTATTGCCCCTAATGCAGGACCTACTACTGGCACACCTGCTAACGAAGCATAAGCGGCTGTTGCTCCTTTATAAGTCTCAATAGTTGTTTGTGCTATAGCTGCTACCTTACCTGCTTTACTTTCTTCTCCTAATATTGTTGACAAATCACCTAGAGCGTTTGATGCCAAGTTTAATTTAGCCTCAGTTGATAGCTTTTCTACCTTTTCTTGTTCTTCAGCTTTCTTTTGTAATATTCCTTTTAATTTGCTATTAACATCTTTTTCAGCACTTATAGTGAAGTCATTATTTTTAACAATGCTGTCTTTTAATATACCTGATATTGTTTCTTGTTGCTTTTGGAAGTCTTGTATTTCTTTGGCACGCTCTGCAGCTTTTTTGTCAGCTTCTGCTTTCCTTAACCCAGCAGCTACACCTAATAATTCTTTATTTCTAACTAACCTGCCTTCTTCAAGCTGTATTACATTAGCTACTAATTGTGCTTCTTCTTCTAAATCTTCTCTTGATGATTCGCTTAATGAGTTTTCTTCTATTTTTATATCCCTTCTAAGTTTTGCTAAGTCAACTTCTTTTCCTGTTATTTCATCTTCTAATTGTGCTGCTTTTTCTAAAAAGAATATACGCTGCTCTGCTGTAAACTTGTCAACTTCTGCTGCTTGCGTTTTAAGTTTGTTTATTTCTACGTTTGTTTTGGCTCTTTCTACTAATAATTCACGTTCACGTCTATTTGCATCTGCTATTTTATCAGCTAATACACCAGCTACTTCTATTTCTTTTCTGGTTTCGTCTCCAAAGTTTGTTATCCTTTCTTTAAACTGTTCAAAGGCTTCACCTGCTGCATCAAAGTTACCTGTAAATACATTATATAGTAAATCACCAAAGCTATAAAATATATCACCTACATTTCCTGCAATAACGCCTAAGCTTTTAAGTATTTTGGCAAAACGGTTTTGACCTTCTTCACTTGCAGTAAAGGCTTGGGTTAAAGAAGTAACTGCAATTACTAAAGCACCAATACCAGTAGCTATAATAGCACCTCGCAACGTTTTAAAGCTTCTTACTACTTTGCCTACTGTACCTGTAAGCCCTTTGAACTTTGTAATAGCGCCCCCTGTAACTGCGTCAAGTTCACCACCTAATTCAGTTGAAGTTTCTTTTGTTTTTTCAACTTCTTCTTCAAGCTTTACTACTTGTTTATTAAGTTGCTCTATTTCAAATGCAGCTTCTTTATATTTTAATTCTAAGTCTACTACTACTTTTGCCATAATCCGTTTTTATATTGTTTTAACCCTTCTTTTATTGATTCAGGATATTTGTTTTTGCCTAAAGCTATATCTATATATTTGCCTTTCCATTGTTCGTTTCTTGCAAACCCTAATAAGTCTAATAAATTTTGTGTCATACCGATTTTGTTATTACTATTTGTGCAGATACCGTTCTTACTGTATTACACCATCCAAAGAATATTCTAGCGTAATATGTTCCTGCTGATGCAGTAGCTCTTACTGTTTGTGTTCCGTTTTCTAAGAAACCATCAGCATCAAAGTTTACAGTTGAACCGTCTTGATTATAATTATCATTTTCAATTACTGCAAAGTTTACATTTGTTGGCGTTGTGCCATTTGCTATATAATTAGAAACAGCTGACAAAGGATTAGAAACATTTTTGAGAGCAGTATAATTATTTGAATACATTATACCTATAAATGTTGCTTTAGATATTCCAGAAGTTGCAGAATAAATATCTAGACCAGATATTGTAGCCCGCACACCAATAGCACCCAATTCTGTTCTGCCTGTTATACTACCTTGACCACCTCCTGCATAGTATTTTGATGCATCACATAAACCAGCAGGGCAATCGTAAACCGCAGTAACTTCGGCAGTAGATATTTTATATACAAAGTACTTAAATATCGTTGCTTGACCATTTAATACTGTAGTATTATCTGCTAAAGCAAATGCTCCGTAATCGTTTGTACTGTTGTTATAAGGTAAAGAATCACTACCCCCTAAATAGTTGTTAGAAAGTAAGTATTTAATTCTATCACCTACAACAGGATAATCGCCTTGACCATTGTGGTAAATTGTTTGTATGTCTTGTATTGTACCGCAGTAGTCATATCCGTTATTTTCAATATCACTTAGCGATGGTTCTGTTAAATAACCACTTGTTGTACCTGCGCCTGCAAATCTAACACTAATTCCAACCTCAACACTTGGGTCCTCTTGACCATCGTTGTCTAAGTCGTAAGCCATTCCATTAAATATAGTCGGGTTATCTGCAGTTACTATTGTGGTATCTGTTGTAACTATTTCTCCACAGTTAGTTGTTTCTGTAAATACTTCTGATATATCATCAGCAAAAGCGTGTAACTCATTCGTATTAGTTCTAGTATAGAACCTTGCGTAATATGTAGCTGGGTCTGTTAGATTGCTTTTTGTAATTACCTTTTCACCTACTTGTAATGTAGCAGCACCTGTTTGCCTTTGTATTGGTATAACTTCAATATTAGAATCAGCTTTAAGTGTGTCAATATCATCGCTTGCTGTTAAGTAAGAACTATTAGTAGCTAATAAGAAGCCATACTCGTCAATATTTAACTGTCCGCAAATTGTACCATAACCTGCAATCTCACCATAGAATTTAAGTTTATCACAGAACGATTCAGCTCTTGTTGAACCAATACTAGCCTCTGTAACAATACAAGGCTGAGTACTATTTTGTACAGGTTCATTACTAGGTATTGTATTAGGTACTTCTGTAGTTTCAGCTGGTAATATAAAGCCATCTACTGTAAGGTTACCAATGTCAGCAGTATATAAGGTTGTATCTGCTGTAATTAAATCGCTTGACAGATCTATTATAGTTGAGTATGGGCTTACATCGTAAACAGTTTCTTCAAGTATATTAGTTAATTCTAATTCAGACCTATTAGTTTCAAAATTAGTGGTTATTTTATTTATTCTATATAGCTTGTCAAATATTATAATTTTATCTGCTAAAGAAAGGTTTTCTGTAATGCTCATTGGCAAATAAGCTGAAGCATACGTTAACCGCTTTCTTTTGTCAAATAAATCTTTTATATAGTTTATATAGTAAGTATCAAATAAAGTATTATTGTTAGGGTTACCTGTATATTCGTCATACTCTCTGTGAAAGTTTAACGATTGTGATTGGTCATCGCCAAAAAGGTTAGTTAAGGCTAATGAGTTTGAAGGGACCCAAGGTGATGCAATATTTACTCTATCACCAGCAAAGTTAACTGCTGCTATAGTTGCTATTGGTTTACCTGCATAAAATAACAAAGGTTCATCTACTACTGAAGCCTGTGAAGTATCTACTGACCAGCCCCATTGAATTTGTGATTTTGTAACACCATCAGCAGCATCTAACAAATGCTCATACTTCATATGCGCAAAAGGCAACTCTATATTGTAAGCATCACCTTCAAAGTTATCAGAAGCAGCATATTCTAAAGTTCCCCATTTTTTATTAGCTATATTTTCGTGTACTTTAGCTAAGTATGTTTCATTTCCTGCATATCCTAAATTAACTTGCCTGTAAGGTATAACTGAATCAACTACTGTTTCGTCTTTTGCTAAATGCTCTGTAATATCCCAAGTATTTGTAGAACTTGCAAAAAACGCGTCTAATGTTTTAACTACTATTGTACCGTCATCGTCAATATACGAAGTTAGGTTAAACATTTTAAACAGACCAGCTAAAAAGTCAAGCGTTTTAATTTTAGGTAGGTTAGACGATATATTTATTTGCTCATCTGTAAGTACACCAGCTGAACCTGTAAAGGTTATTTGTTTTTTACCTAATAGTGTAATAGTTTTAGCGGGCGTAGCTAATACAGTTACATCTACATCAAAGGTTGCTGCATTGTTAGCCTCTATAAAAAAAGTATAATCACCGTTAGGTATTTCTATTTCTTGTACATTATTTGC